TTCAAACCTATCTACAAATGGTTCACAAGTAGGATCATTAGTTAATTTATATCCCGTAGTGTTTAAATCGCCAAATCTTAATTTTTGTATTAATTTATTTAATACGCCTAACTGTGTGTTTAATATATCTTGTTCGTCTGTGTTTTTTCTAAACTTATCTGTTTCTTCTTCTTTACTAGTATCTTTTATATCCATAACAAGTACAGTAATATTATATACAAGTGTCTGTTGTGTTGACACTACATTGTTTACTATAAAGTGTGCTAAGGGAAATATAGTTTGTTTACCTAAGTCTACATCAGATACATCTCCTATAGTAACTGTTTTAGTTATATCGTTGTTTAATAGTGAACTTTCTAGCGCTTCGCTAAGTAAGTAATATGATCTAATGGCTACGTTTGCTGGCATTTCTTTTTAATTCTGCTTGTTCTACTTCGTTCTTTTCTTTTATATATAATAATACATTTAAAGATTTTAATAATCTTTCTTTAGTGATATTTTCGAATTCTGTAATACGTCCCTGAGAGAGTTCGTAAATTGCTGAATACCACCCCCATCGCTTAGAAAACTGTGCTGACCTTCCGTTAGGTTGCTCAACTGGTTCTCCGTTAAATAATCCATCATATTGCTTGACAACTCGATCCCTAAATTGTAAAAAAAAACCACCGCACTAAAACACACATCTAAAGGCATATCTTTCATTACATCGCTTTCTTTAGCTTCGTAATCAATAATATTGTATTTATCTCTATGTGCTTCTTTAATTGGTCTATATAAAACACTCATAGCTTTATGCATATCATCCCACGATTGCATATAGTTTTCTATGTCTACATATTCACCTAATGATATATCTTCTAATACTGGTATAAATCCATATGCAGTATTATTCATTTCAAAGCGGTTTATTAGTTTAGGTTTTATTTCTAGTAAGTCGTTTAGTATTCTAATTATTTCGTTCATATCTGTGATCTTAATTTTAAATGTGTCTTTAAGATCTATGCCACAAAATATCTCTATCATCTTTTGAGCTACAAACGTACCATCACCGTTGTCTTTTTGTATTTTAAGAAACTTCTGATATTGATCTAATGTCAGTTCGTTTAGATCTGTTGGTACATTAATAGATAACTTCATAAATATATAATAACAAATTTAACTTTTTTTCACAAAAAAAGGGAGCCATCTCCGAACCCCCTTTACTAACCAATTAATATGAAAAAAATTCTATGAAAAAGAATTATGAAGATGTAAGCTGTTCTTTTATTATTTTAAAGTTAATATTGTCTTTATGTAATTCAAAGTGTTCGTGCTTTGTTGGGTAACTAAATGCGTCTTGTATAAACAAATCCTCTAGTTGTGATGTATCTAATGTTTTAAGTAGATCTAAGTCATAGTGACCGAACACCTGGTTTAAAGCTATCATAGTATCTCTAAATGATTTTGACTCCATTATAGATTCATTATAAAATTATCTAGTAAGACTAATAATATTGCAGCTAACCATATAACGGCAACGTATGATATGTTTAATAGTTTTTGTTTCATACCCCTAAGTTAATAACTATATTTTAATTATCAAAATTATTTAATAACTTTTTTTTACTTATATTTGTTTTATGGAAAAAATACACAAAACAGAAAAGTTCTTTTTAGATATTATTGGAATAGATAAATGGAATCAATTAAAAAGTTCTAATGAATTTAATAACATTAAATTTTATAAAACCTATAAATATTATAGAAATAAATATAATTTAGAAATTGTATCAGGTTCTAATTGGATATATAATAATAAAAGATATAAATATGGATCTATTAAAAAAGAAAATATTTATGTCGATAATAAAAATAATATAAAGTTAAAACCAAATACAATATTATACTATGTATTAAGAGATGAAGAAGATGATGGTTTTCAAATAGATATAAGTAAAGCAGTTTTTTGCCCTATATTATATAAAGATATACCAGATGATGAAATAAGTAAAATAAATATAAATTTTAAAGAAGTTAAATTAAAATATACATTACATAATCCATATAAAATGTATAATAACTATTTGTTTTGTCATACACCAGAGAATTATAGTTCTGTAATAAAAGTAGATGTAATATATCAATTATATAATTTAGGCATATTTGATGAAAGAATTGTTTCTATACATAATAGTAAAAATCATAGAGGTAATTATGTTCACGTATATATTAATAATAAAATAGGCTCTGTTAAAGTAAAATCATATGAATTATATAGTTATGGTTATGGTAATAATTTATCTTATTCTTGGCATTCTGATTGTTCTAAATTAGAAAGTATTAACGTATAGCATACTTACCATAGTTAGGTTTGCTCATTAGACTATAGGTTGCATACCTGGTTGCATCAGGTAAGTGATCAGCACCATCATTAGGTATATTAGTTAATCTATTTGCTTTATCTTTCTTCCACCTGTAATCTCTAAACTCTCTTATAGCATTTACAGATGTTTCTGTTATATGTAGTTTGTATCGCTTTAACAAGTCTATACCTGCCATAATACTATTCTGTCCTTTTACGCTTGGTCTTATATTGTTTCCCATTCTTCTAAGCTCGTCTATTAAACGTACTTCTGCTGAATCACCAAAGCATAACTTATTATCTTTATTATGCTCTAAAAAGAATCTATGTATGTCTGCCGTTGTCATCATAGTTCTATAAAGTAATTCATTAATATATAAGTTGTGATCTTTCTGATATACTTCTACCGCACAGGTCGGATCATTGGTATAACCAAAGTCCATACCTATAGATAAGAACTTAGCATCCTGTGGTATTTTATTTATTGTAGTAAAGCTAAATATTTGTGTCCTGGATAACGCTCTCTCACCTAGTCCAAATACTTGCCAATATTCTTCATCGGTTTCTTTTAGTCTTTCTAGTTCGTGTACAAGTGTTTTATCTATAAACGGATTGTCTTTATATGTAGTCTTAAAAAACACAGCATCATCTCTAGTTTCTACTTTATCATATATCCAATGGTTTGCTTCACTAGGATTATAGTCTATTATTATTTGACCTTCTGTTCTAAATATTAATTGTTGCCAACTATCCCAATCTATTTCATTACACTCATTAACAAATAATAAGTTTCTTTTTCTACCACGTATCTTAGCAGGTTGATCTAATGATATGAACTCTATGGTGTTGTTGTTTAGATAGTATTCGCTATTACTCTTATTATGATTCTTTTCGCTATATAACTCATAGTTCTTTAGTATATCTAAAAAGTCACGCATAACAGTTCCACGTAAACTCGGAAAAGTCTTACGGCATATAGTAACAATATGATTTTGATTTTGAAAGCAGTAATCGAATATTATCCACACTAACAGGTTAAAGGTTTTACCAGACCTACTCCCTCCCTGCTCTATTAGTATCTTCTTATCTGATCTATGAAATTTATAAGCGTGGTTAAATATAACATTAGTCTGTACTTGATTCATTATCTTTCACCACTACTTCGAATAAAGGTGTGTCTTGGTTTAGTGTTATGTCTTGTGTTTCTCTAGGTTTACCATAATAGTAATTTGCATATAGTTGTGCAAACTTATAGTCACCTTTCTTTAGACCATCGTGTAGTACTTGTATAAATAAATCTTCCATAGGTGATAGCTTGTCTAATAACTTAAACTCATCAGCTTTAGACTTTCTACCAGATCCATCTCTTTTACCACCCCAACTCATAATTAATTTCTTTTACCTTGTCCTCTATATTTCTTTTTATAACCCGTTTGCCCTCTACTTGCATTCTTACTATGCACACCTGGTCTTTTCTTTTTAGGTCGCTCTATGTAAGCACTTATTATCTTTCTTGCCAACTTGAAAAAACTTGATTAATCAAATATATAATACTTTTTTTTACTTTTTTTAATACTCCCATTCACTTTCATCTAAAAACACTTCATCTTTTACCATAGCATCTATCTGTGCTGCCATCTTAATTAAAGTATCTTCAGGTAAGTATTTTAGTTTAGATTTTATATAAGCAGTTGTATTCGCTCTATTCTTAAAGTCAGGTTTAGCAAACAAATTATCAAACCATTCTTGCATTCTTTTATTGTTATGTTCATATACTTCAAACATTTTTAATGCGTGACATAGTGTTGCACTATCCATATTAAAACCTAATTGGTTAAATATTATAATAATATCTTTATTACGTAGCTTGTAATAATTTCTAAGTATGTGTACAAAGAAAGCTCTTGCTTCTACATACTCTGTTTGTCTTTTTTTCTCTAAGAAGTTTATACCTGTTATCTTCTTAACTTCTTTTGCTATTCTGTATGTTTCTCTCATAGTTTACTAAATTATTAATAATTCTTAATATATCAAAGGTTTATCTCTATATAATAGTCGTCTAGTTCTGGTTCGTCTTGCTCGAAGTGTTGTGCATAAACATTAAGCGCATACGCTACTTTATCTCTACCACTTTGTATAAACTCTTTACTTACAGCTTTACTTATACCTATATCTCTAGATCCTTTATCTATTACAATAAATCTAAAATCGGGTATATTATAAATTTCTGTATATAGATAGGCTTGTACGTCATAGTGAAAGTTATACGCACTATGTTCAAAACCTTTTATGTTACTTGTTGTTTTAAGATCACACACATAGTCTTTAGCTAACACATCTGCTTTAGCACGAAATGGTTGACCTTGTACTAATGCTACACCTGGATATTCTGTCTTACATCCTTTTATCATTTGCATAGCGGGTTCGTTACGATAAAATGCTTCTGCTAATCTTTCTGCATCATTCTTTTCTTTCATTGTAAATACTTCACCGTGTTCTTCTTTAGCCATTTTAAATTTCTTTGTGTTCTTGCTTTGCACATCTATAAACACTTGTGATTCAAATACGTCATTCTCTAATATAGCAGTATGCGTTAACCAGCCATCTCTTAGCGCTTGACTTTTAGGTGATCCATACTTCATTACATTATAGTATGTTTTAGGTGATTCTAGTAATAGTTTTATTGTACTACTACTAAATGCAAATTTATTCATAAAGCCATAATAGAATTCATCATCTAGCATTTTAGATAATAGTTCTGTTTTGTCGTAGTATTTTCCGTCTAATAGTTTTATTTGTTTATTCATAAGCATATCTAGTATTATTAAGTCCAATATAATGTTTTTTTAATTCGTTTTGCTACTTCTCTGACTACATCTACAGTTACTGCATTACCACACATCTTATATCTTTGAGTATCAGAGTTATCTTCTGCAAGTGTCCAATTATCAGGAAACCCTTGTAATCTTTCACACTCTATTGGTGTTAATCTCCTAATGTTTTTATTTATGTTTACACCATTCGGTTCTGATGATCTGATTGTGTAAGCATCTCCTTCTCTTTCTGCTTGACCAAAAGTTTTTGAACGATTTAATGCAATTGCTGTTATTTTTTTTTTAGTTATATATTGGTCGGTATTCCCACCACCTCCAGAGCTTGAATGTAAAGTGTTTGCTTCATCTTTTTCGTGATAGCTTGTTACTTTACCTTTTTTATCTCTTGTATATCCAATAACTGCTTGATTGCAACTTGTTTCTAATGTTTGTGCTTGTTGTTTTCCTACTCTACCTCTACGAGTTTTAGAGTTTGGTTGTGATAAATTAACACTATCTCCAGGTGCTGCTATTTCATATCCTTTTTTTGTTGCTGATTTTACTTTAATTTGTTTTGGTTGTTTGTAATCAGTAGCTGATAAGCAGCTCATTATGGCATTAGTATTATGTATAGCACCTCTTTCTCCTCCTTTATTTGTATCTCCAAACAAACTTATTTTATCGTCATCTTTTCCAAAGATTTCTCCGATAGGAAATACTTGTCCTCTACTTCTGTTTGGAGCATATCCGACAAGGTAGATTCTCTCTCTATTTTGGGGTAAAAACCATTTTGTATTAAGCAATTGCCATTCAAGTCTATAACCCCCAATGTTGGTAAACGCTTGCAAGATTGCTGCAAAGTCTTGGCGATTGTTTGATGAGAATGTTCCTTTAACATTTTCCCAGATAAAAAAATCTGGTCTGCATTCTTCGATAAGCCTAATTGCTTCAAGGATAAGGCTTGATCTGCTTCCTTCCATACCTTTTCTTTTTCCAGCAAGGCTAAAGTCTTGACAAGGACTTCCGAAAGTGATAGCGTTGATTCTTGGGAGTTCTGCTCCTTGAACATCTGTAACTGATCCGACATAAGTACTATTTTTAAAATTGTGATTATAAGTTTTTATTGCATATTTATCTATTTCAGAGTAATAAGAATTTACCTTAAACCCTGCTTGGCTTAAACCTAAATGAAAGCCACCAATACCACTAAACAAATCAAGTAAATTTATTTTCATTTATTTCTCTCTATATATTTCTGTAGGTTTGCTAATGCTCTCCAGGCTACTTTAGCATCGTGTGGCATACCATCATCATCTAGTGTACCGCAGTCTATTAAATGTCTAGCTAAAGCATCTAGTTCATCTGTGGATTTGTTTCTATCCCAATGTAATGGTTTATCTGGATGATGCTGTTGATTTCCTATATAACTAACCTGTGCTACCATTTTAATTGCATCGGGAAAGTATCGTACTACACCAGAATAAACTGGTATCTCTTTTCGTTTTTTGTGTTTATTAGAATTCTTCATATGTCATTCTATATGTTAAATAAATATATATGTCGTTATCTACTAATTTATATCTTTTACTTTCCATCTCAAACCTAAATATAAATGTAAACAACTCTATTTCTA